AGCAAAGGCGTTCCATCAATAATACTTTCTGCGTCAGAGATCGACATAGTGTATGAAGTCCCGCCCCAGCCCCGCAATGTGTCATTCTCTTCGTAGTATTTCCCAGCGTTCAACTGATTCTGTAGGGTTCCCCTCATTGCGTCCACAAGCCTCTTCACTCTTTTGTAATTCTCCGCCTCTGGAAGTTTAGGGTTGAATGCTCTTGCGATCAACCTATTGCCTTCCCCCTCGGTGAACTGCGCTCCTAAGACTACGCGGAGATTTCTCTGGACAACTTCCTCGACCGTGTTCTGCACGTCTACCTGCGCTGGGTTAAACATGCTATCAAGAAATGGAGGACGCATTCCAATCACCGACCCAGTGAGATTCTCTACCTCACCTTTTACGACATTCCCTTGTGCGTCAACGGTGTCTTTTGTGGGGATGCCTCTTGCCACCGCGTCCAGTCTCGCCACTACTTTGTCGAGTTGGTCTAAGTTCTTCACGGCATCGTGAATCTGCCCTTCTGGGAAAACTGCTTCGTAATGTTTTGCCCATGCTTTATCAACCGCCTCTACAGCCTTGGGTTGCGGAGCTAGTGGGACAGGTGATATTTTGCCTCTACTGCTCTGTTGGAACCCTGAAGGCGCACCCCCCGGCCCCGTCATTGCCTGCCATGTCGTCCTGCCAGCGTTCTTCGATGCGATGTCTTGTGCCTGTGCCTCCGCTGATTTGATGTTAGGATCGTAGTTGTTGCCCTTATCCCATTCACCTGTCTCTGGGTTCCATGTTTCGTCGTACCTCATGCCACCGTCGCCAGAACGTGGTCGAGTCGGGCGTGGTTGGAACTTGCGACCTGTCCTCGTGTCTTGTCGCGTGTCGGCGAGTTGAGTGCTGTAGTCATCCCGTCTGTCCGCCAGACCACGATCATAGAGCCTATCCGCTTGGCCCTGTGCCATTTTCTGGAACATCAGATTCTGCATCATTCGCATTGCGAAAGGGTTTCCTTCCATGCCTCGGAGTTGCTGTTGCATCCAATCCGCCTGTGACAACTTGTCTTCCATGATTTCGTTGTCTGGATTTGTTCGGTATCTCTCCATGCCTGATTCAAGCTCCGCCACCAAGTCTCTCGGTCGTGCAACAGTGCTTTTCTCTCTAAGACCTTGCATTTCTTTTTGCAAGTTTTGCTCTTGTAAAGCAATCCCCCCAGCAAGGGCTTCATCCGTTTGTCGGACAGCATTACTTCTGTCGCTGTCTGGGTTGCCATATTGATCGCTCAATCCTGCTTGAAAGCGAGAGATTTTGTCCAGTGTTCCCGGTACGCCACCCTGCTGTCTAAGTTGTGCGTCAGGAAGCGGAGCCGGGGGTGTAACCATCATTCCGTTGTTGGGAACGCCTGTCTCCGCCTGCTTCCACAGAGCCGCCATCTCAGGGTTGCTCCTTATCTCTTCATCGTTAGGTGGCCTCATTATGTCAGGCTGTTGGGCGTTCAGTCCTTTCCACATATCGGATTCTTGCGCCATTGACCGCTTCATCAACAGCATCCCTAGAGCGGACTTCGCCAACTGGGACAAGCCTTCGCCAGCGTTCTTTGGGCTGGTGCTTGCGCCCTGTGCGAGAAGTTGTTGGGCGTAAGTTCTTCTCGGGTCAATGCTACCACCGAGATTGCCTGTCATTGCGGACAAATAATTTCGCATAATGTTTCCTTTAGTTCAGAACGAAGTCAAACGGTTCGTCAATTAATTTCTTTTCTGCCTTAACAGCTTCATCAACTTTTTTAAATCTGCTGACAATTTCAGGCCAGTAGCTCGGGTAATTTTCCTTTGTCCAGCGCAATCTGTCCACCGCAGTCGGTGAGTGCGTGTGTGCCGTACACCGGACACAGTCCAGACTGACGTTCACTTGTTTATAATGTCGCGCAGGCTCGACGTTGTGCTTCTTCAGGTAGTCGAAAACGTCGTCGTCCGTCCAGTCGTAGATCGGATTAACCCACGTTATGCCGTTCTTGTCTGTAATCTTATCCCCGCCCATCGTCCTGTGTTCGTCGCTTTTCTTGATGCCACGGTAGACTGTCTTGCCCAGCGATGCGTTGTATATCGGTAGCCACAGCATCTCCGCGCAACACTGAACGAAGGACTGGATCTTTTGTTCCCCGCTTTCTTTCCTGATCGGCATTGCTTCCGGTGTCCTGACGATCGGGATCATGTCGGAAGGCAAGCCGAATTTGTCGTGGTATTCCTTTTGGCTCATCTCTGCCTTTATGATCTTTAGCGGAACCTTGAACTTCTTGCAAGTCTCAATAGCAAACTCCATCATGTGCGGGTAGGCATCACCCGTGTCCCCGAAGTAAACACACTCTAGGTCAGGATCGTCCTTGAACATATGGACAACCGCGAGGCTGTCTTTTCCACCACTAAAGTGAATAATCATTACATTGCGTATGCCATCATGCCTGACCCGGCGAGGCCCATCAGCCCACCCGTCATGGCGTTACCCGCCGCTTGATTCGCTTGGTAGCCGATCAAGTTATTTTGGTTCTGCATTTGCTGTTGTCCTAACGCCCCTTGATAATTTGCGTACGTCGCGCCTTGTAGATCGCCAGCCTGAATCGTAGGCTGTGGCGGTGTCAGGAAATTCGGCTGGACTACCTGTTGTCCGCTCAACATTGCAGCCAACTCATTTAGAGGCTGGTTTCTCTGCAACATCAATTCATTGATAGCCCTGTCTCTGCCACCCGCTTGTAGGCTGAACAACTGACTAGCCTCTGCGACTGCACGATCTCTCGCGTTAGCTTCCAACCCGAAGAGTTGAGACGCTTCTGCGATTGCACGGTCACGATCAGAAACCCGCGAGGAGCGAAGTTGACCCAGTTCATTAAGTCCTTGGTTGCGCGATGCCTGCTCATTAGCAAAGAACTGACTAGCCTGTTGCAAGGCATTCTGATCAGCCGCAAGATTGAAATCGTTTATACCAACTTGGTTCCGATCCATCTCTTTGTTCCATGCTTCGGTTCCAATGTTGATGCCCTGATTCGTCAACCTGTTTTCTAGTTGACCAAGCTGCCTGTCCTGCCAAGGCTGTGCGCGGTTCCTTATGCCTTGGGATACGTCATCCATGAACTGCTGATTGAACTCAGGACGTGTACCGAGGCTTGAGTAATCAAGTTGGCCCGGTTGCGCGATCCCAGAGAAGTCTGCGGTCGGAGCGTTGCCGACAAAAGAATTTATGTCAATCGTCGGGGCTGCTGCAATCCCGCTGAAGTCAATCGGTTGCTCCAGTCGATCAGTAACATTTTGCAGTTGAGTGTTTGCTGTTTCTCCAAATCCGATCTGAGCTTGATTCCCTAAGTCAAGGATTAGTTGCTGTTCCGGTGACAGTGTCTGAGTCGCGGTGTACTGCGGAGTCCCGCCGTATGTGATACCTTCCTCATCTACGCTGATCGGTGAAGTCCCGCGTTGCTCCCATGCCAATGCGCCGTAAGGAGTCTGCTGGTTGACCATTGCGATCTCAGCTTGACTAATTGCAGCAGCCCGATTCTGAGCCCCTTGAGCAACGGCAGTGGCAACAGGGTCTGGGGCAGCCGGAGCAGGTGGTGGTGCTGGAGGTGACCCTCCGCCCTTTCCTTGGTCACACGCCTTCAATATTTTAGTAGGCCATTCAACCAGTTCTGGCTCGAAAGGATCGAATACTTTTGTCAGATGGTACATCGGCTATCTCCCATAAATTCTTTTGAAGTCCTTACGGCTCATCTTCATAAAGTGAGCGTGTCGGTCTTTCCCGAATTGGTTATGCAATAGTGCTTCTTGTTTGAAGCCGATATGCTTGGTCAATGCAAGGGATTGTTTATTGTCGGACGGGACTACTATCCAACATTTAAAAAGTTTTAAACTTATAAAGGGATACGAGAGAAGTTCGATGATCGTTTCTCTTCGCGCCCACATTGGATTTGATGAAGCAATGGACAACTGCATCGTCCCGCACTCTGGTCGGTAGTCATGGTAAACAACTCCGCACATCACGTTGCTCTGATCGTCTAGGACTCCGAGCGCATTACACTTGTCGAACTCGTACAGGACATCCTTGATTCTTTCGCCAACCCACAGGGCAACTTCTTTTCCGTGGTCATATAAAACTCTTGGCAGTGGTCGTCTCGTTTTGATCATGATCCTGATCCGTATCTCATCATGTTAAGTCCGCCACCCATTGGTGCTTGCTGGTACGGCTGGCGCGGTTTGAACTCTTTCAATATTTTCTGTAGTGGCAGTAACTGAAGAAGTGGCAACTTCCCCTTGATAAGACCGTCCCTCATGGCCTGCGGGGAAATGCTCATCTTGTCTGCGGTCGCGTGTATGCGCTCGTCAAGTATCTGCATCAGCGGCCTTGAGTCGTCAACGCCCGTGATCTCGCTTGCGCCTTGCCATAATGATGCCTGCGCCTGCGCTGGCTGTATCCCGTGACGAGCGGCCTGCTTCTTATTCAGGTCGTCGAGGAACCCGTATTCATTATCCTTCACTGCCACATTCAAGCTCAAGGGCAACGTCAACGCCTGCTTGTTGTGCGTGTCCACGGTAGAGCCTGCGAGGTTACCCTGTAGGTTCTGTCCGAAGGTGGAAACCTTGGGCCTCCCAAATTTCTCGCCTCCAGCCAATCCTACACCGGATTCGACATCCCCGATAATGGGAACGTGCAAGCCATGCGCGAAGTCTCCGTACCCCTGTGGCATGGTGGTATAACCCTCATTGAACTGTTGCGGAGTTGGAGTCTTCCCAGCGTTTAAAACCTTTGATATGTCAACGCCGTCTTCTTTTAGTTTTTGAAACATGGACGTTCTTTTATTGTTCTGGATAACCTTCGACCTCGGTGATCCTGCGGCAAAGATCTCCGCGAAATTCTTAAATCTTTTCGCCCCTTCCTCCTCACCCCACATATTGAGATACTCATCGCGGAGTGGTCGTAGGTTGTACCAAGAGAGTCCGCCTTTCTGTATCCCGTCCTCAAGAAGGCCAGCGACCCTGTCCATATTTTTCTTGTGTCCTGCCGGGAGGATGTCCTTCGGCACTCCCCGCGCTGGCCTGTATCTCTCTGGCGCGATCTGTTCCGTCTTAATAAACCTTGACGGATCGTCCAGTCCCACCATGTCGAATATCTTCGACTGTGGCGGCTTCCATTTTTCCCCGATCAGCCCCGGTGCTAGTCCACTAACACCAACTTTTTTATTAGGCTTTTTCTTCCCGACGCTTTCCCAGACCTCCTCGTTCCCCGCGTATTCGTCCTGAGTGAGTTGCCTGTACCTGTCTTCAAATTTCACAGGATAAGGTTCGGTGTTCTCCTCGTATTTGTCTTTGATAAAATTCGCCCTGTGCTTATCCGCGTCCCACTTGTGGGTGTTCATCGTGTATCTCGCGTCGCCCTCTCCCCCCGCTCTTGAATATGCTAGTTCTGGGTTTTTCGCCCTCTCTAGGGTGTGCCGTATTCTTTTTTCGGCGGACGCAAGCGCATTATAATGTTTCCTTTTCGCATCTTTAATATCGCCAGTCGGTAGCGCACCAGCTATCGCTTCGTAGCCTATTTGAAAGTCGTTCCACTGCCTTATTGTTTCTTGACCGTCGGCGATACCATGCCTGTCTTTGTACTGCAACCACTCTGTGCCAGCCATTGCCGTCTTTAAGTTCTTCTGCGACTCTTTAATGTCTTCTGGAAGCATCCTATGCGCCTCTGGACTCGTTCCCTTAGCATGACCGTGCTTGCCTTGGTAGCCGTGTTGCATTTCGTGCATAAGAACCTTGAACGCATCTTTTTGGGTCGGCCCTTCCGCCTTCACAATCTTGTTTGCCTTTGGATCAAAGGCTCCGTACTCTTCTACCCCACGACCAGCCTCTACATTCTGCACCCTCATCTTCCCCATGTCCTTGTCCTCGGAGAGGCCGGGTATTCCTTTAATTATTTCCTCCAGAGTTCTATTATTCCATCTCCTGACGGTTGTCTTTGGCCCGTCATCCACGAAAGATGTTTCTTTGTTGAACTTCGCATCTGGAGTTGGAACCATTATCTTCCACGCATCATCTAAGCGGTCGTAGTATGCCCCCTGCCCGAACTTGTCGAAGGACGATTCCCATATATCTTTTTCGTCCATGCCTTCTGCCAGCAGGCTCTGTGCATACGCTTCGACACCCTTCTTCGCCAGCTTGGATGTCTGCGCCACGATCATCATCCCCGGCGGATTGTACTTTGAGAGAATTTTTCTCGTCACCCTCTCCGTTGTCCCTTTGGCTTCGTCGTCACGTTTTTTCAACTGGTCTGGGGTCAAACGCCACCACTCCTTAAAAGACATAGGCTTCTCCAGAGTGTTTGGATCTCGCGCCATCCCCATTAATTCCTGAAAGTTCATGAGCTTCTACTCGGGTTATAACGATACCGCGTCGCCAACCATGACGGCTTGCTTACCGTGGTTTCTATTCTGACCCGCAGTGATCCAGCGAATCCTTTTTTCATCGCACCGCGCCACCCTCTAAAAACCTGCGGAGCTTCTCCCCAGAGATCCACGCCCCACTTTGCAGTTCCCCATATTCCGACATGCGTCGGCCCAGCTACAGCAGTACCTGTCGCGGCTCTTATCTGGAAGTCCACATTCATATCGGTAGCGATAACCGGGTTGCCTATTGATTCAAAGATAGGCTCGACCGCTTGGAATTGCTTTTCCATATTGGGCGAACCAAAATAATTAAATGCCGCAACGCCGTCGCCACTAATCGCAACGCCACCAGTGTCGGAAGTTACATCGTCACCATCGTATTTATCGACTGTGCCGTCTTCCATGCCCATAAAAATGTCGTCACCCTTCAAGCCCCACGTCACTGCCTCTAATCCCTTAAACCGACACGGAGCCTGCGTGAGCGTATTGAAAACGTACTGATGCTTTTCTGTCCCAGAAATAGGAATGTTGAAAATTAATTGTTGCCCTTGAGAATACAAAATAGCTTCCCATCCGAATTGAGTGCCATACGTTCTTACCGCGTTATTCACTGCGTCATTTATCTGGGCTGAGATAGATGCCATCTCTGCTTGGGATCTGTCCAGCGCAAGGATCGCACCGAGAGAAACAAATCCGTCCGTAGTTATCAGGACGAGATCCGCGCCAGCTTTGATCATGAAGCGTCTGCCGATAGGTCGCCCAATCTGGAACACACCGATCAACTGCCAGTCCGCCGCAGTGGATGGGTCTATCCCGTTGAACAAAGCTACCTGCCCTTCGCTACTTACGAATGCCGCGAGATCCTCTGAGCCTTCACCTGAGTCTCGTGTCCATGTTCCCATGCCAGCGATGTATCCGCCTTTGGAGAAAACCCCAGAGAGCGAGAACTCTACAAAAGTTCCGGTGATTGCATTCGGGCCACCGTACCATCCAGAGAGAGAATTTTCTTCTCCGATCCAGAGCCGACGATGGTGAATGTTGCACCAGATACAATTCGCAATGGTCGGGCCTGCCATAGCGGCGTTGGCCCACGTTGACCCGTTATAAAGTTTCGGAGTGTCCGCGCCGTTAAAGCAGAGAAGAAACTGTCCGCCACTGGTTCCCATGTTTACATACTGGAACCGCGCATTAGTGAGAGTCGATACCACTGCCGCCCCTACCGCACCCGCTGAAGTGACATCGTAAATCTCCGCACCGCAAACCCCGAAGAGTTCATTCGTCCCGTCGAGCTTGTTGTACTCCATCAATGTTTCGACAGGCTCCGCAGATCCGCCAAGTCCAGTAGCATAAGCCTCAGAACCGCCGCGAAGTGTTACCTTCTCCGTTTCAGGGAACCAATTGTCGAGCAACACGGCATTGGTCGGAGGCATTGCGCTTACCGCCTGCCGTGTATCCCAACCCCCCGTTGGCGAAGGTATGGTCTGGATGTTGGCACGTTTTGAAGCGTATTTTTTCCGTCCAGCCTTTCTGCGTTTTGCGATTATCATCTTACAAACGTCATCCCATCCTGTGCCATCCCCCCAGCACCTGCCCCCCCAAATTGATAGTCTGCGCCACCGCCCGGTACTGAACCTTGCATTGCCGCCATTTGGGCTAACATTTTTGCCATCTCTTCATCTCGCATACCCTTTTGAACCATCATATTTAAAGCCTCTTGGCCTTGGCCCATCCCGCCAGTAATAGCTCCCTCACCGAAGTTCATGCCGTCAAGGCCGCCCTGCGCCCCGCCACCAATCATGTTGGGATCTATGCCTTGGCCTGCCCCGCCAATTGTCTGCGGAGGAGGAGGGCCACCTGCTGGAGCCTGATTATATTGTGGCATCTGCCCACTAATTCCCGTGCCTGCCAGCCGATTACCTTGGGTCAGCAACCTCATCTCTTCGTCGGTGAGTTGACCCTGTCCCTGCATTCCACCGCTCGGCCCGAACATACCGCCTTGCATAAAGTTTGGCATCATTCTTCTCCTAAGATGTCATGTTATAGTTTCCCGTTGAAGCAGGCGATCCCGTGAAATGTCTTCGTGATCCGAAAATATCTCCGCAGGACATTGCCCTAGCTCTAGGGTTATCATTTTTTACAAGTAGATTAAATAGATCTTCAAAATCACTGTCGGCCTTCTCATGGTTCATGCCTTCCATCCAGAGGAAGTCAGAGATCGCGCCGAGCGTTACAAGCTCTGGGTTAAGTCTTGCCACATCCGTATCTGCCGCCCATGCCGACTGCGCTGTCCCACTAGAGGACTGGCAGAAATAACTATTCACATAAGAAAACGCAAAGGTCTTCCCAGCCGACGGCGCGGGTATCATCAGGATGGATGAGGCCACAGTGTTGCCACGTTGAATGAATTTGGGTCTTGAGGTGTCAGCGTATCCATACGCTTTAAGGCTTGCCCACTCAACCTCTGTGATCGGCCCTATAACTAAATTTTTATCTGTGCGGTTCCAAAATGTTTCAGGTATGAATCGGTCGAACCCGGCTGGCAATATTCCTGTCTGCACTTCTGCCGCCAGTGACGTGAATGTTTGTTCCCCGCGCATCGTCTTCCACGCATTAACTCTTGCAAGGGCGTAGGAAGATGACTCGATAGATCGTCTCACTTTTTTTACTGCCGGGTCGTTGTTGGCGAAAGCATTCGACGGAGATGGAAAGTCAACCGCGATTAAAACATCTTGAGCTATTGTCAGGAAAGACATTCTACCGTCTCCGTTTCTCCAATGATAACCATGCGAGGGTCAATCTGATTGAATGTCCTGCCTTTCAGATCGGCCCACTCATTTAATTTGTCCGCGTAGCCATGTGTGCCTGCGTCGTCGCAAACAACAGTGTCGCACCTGTCAGCGAACCCTTGCTCAAAGAATGGCATCCGACTCGCTTCAGTCTGTGGTGGCCCATCGACAAGTGCAAGAGAAAAATGTTCAGGCAAGCCGTCCATCTCCTCCAAGTCGTACCACCCGTCTTTGATAGGACATAGGCACAGGCCAATATTGGTCAACCCCGCAGAGTTCGCCCAGCTTCTGAGTTTTTTTGCATAACCTTCATCATGTTCAAGGCAATACACTATCTGGTCTGGGTTCGCCGCCGCCATGACAAGGGTTGACAGGCCACTCCCTGCTTCAAGGATAGGGCCGTCAGCTTTTCTCGCCAACAACATCAGCGTGGTCAAACCCGGCACGTCCATTGAATAAGAATTCCCGATAGCTATCACCAACTCTTCTATCGTTTCAATCGTTTCAGCTTTGTCCCCTAATATCTTCGCGACATGGGCAACCGTTGCGCTGTTGGCCCGTCTTAAAGTCTGACCCAGACTGCCCCGGAACACGGTCTTGCCAACATGGGTGAGTATCATCTCAAAGTCTGCATAACATTCAAACCCTGCGGCTCTGGCTTTATTACAAAAACTTAAATCACCGCCGAACCTGATACCATCAGCGAATGTTCTTTCAAAAATAATTGCGGTCTTCTCTCCCTTGCCGAACTCGGTGTTGTGCTTGTCGGCTTGGTCGAATAGTTTCTCCAGCACCTTGCGCTGTATCCGCAGGAAGGCTGTTCCCAGACCGTCCACCTTCATCAGTCCGCGATCATCAGGCCCGTTAACGCCCACCGCCATACGGACAGGCATGGCCTTTCTGTTCTCCGCTCTGTAAGGGACAACCCCACCAACAACATCCACATCGTGCTTACAGATTCGCACCAGATCTTTCGGCTCCCAGCCCGAATCAGCATCTATGAAAATTAATTCATCACAGTCGGAATGCAGAAACTCTTTAACAATTGAGTTCCTCGCGTCATCCACATGACAATTACCTTGCAATAAAAAATAAGCCGTCTGTATACCTCGCTTGTGCAGAACCTCCCGGCACTTAGACATCGCAAACGTATACGCTGGCTCAATACAATCGTATACCGTAGTAGCAAGACAAACTTTCCGTTTCCCTTTTTCCTTCGGCAGTCCTTTGTCCGTAAAATAAAAACTCATGAAGATCCTTTTAAAGTGAAGGGGAGCCGAAGCCCCCCGACACGGTTTAACTTATACGGTTGTACACAAACCGAGATTAACTAGAATCGTTTCGATAGAATCAATACGCCTCTCGTTGATCGTGGTGGTAGCCGTAGCTGTGTTTGAGGCTGTCAGGGTCGGTTGCACGATTGGCGTGGTCAGACCGTAAAAGCCTATCTTGTCGGTAGAGGAACGACCGAAGTTTACTCCCTCGTCGTTTCCAGTCCCTAAGAATTCAACTGCCATTGGACTTCTCCGTTTAAAAGATTAAAGGTTGAGGGGCCGTGAAGCCCCCGCTCCATTTTTGGTTATGCTATGAAACCACCACGACAAGCCAACTGTGGCCTGATGGTTTTGTACCCGTACAGAATATCCAAGCGACAAGGCATGTTGTCATTGTTGATGTCGTAATCACGAACCATCCGCAATGAAATACCGTCTTGCACTCTTCGTCCTGCAAAGTGAACCCCTTTCGGAACCTCCAAATCTGCCGTCGCAAATGCAAAAGCATTTTTATGGAACGCGAGGTCGATGCCGTAGTTTGCAGAAGCACCAATGTCAACACCAGTGATCAGACGAGTATTGGACTCAACCTTGTGCAGAGACTTATTGTTAACCGCAGCCGCATCAACATTCTGTCTGCCGCCCGAGGCTGTGATACCCGGTTCAATCGACAGACTGGTTGCGCTCGTACCCGTGGAGGTAGTAACAACAAAAGGCTGTGCCTTCGCTGTGGTGACTTTGGTTTCAGGATGAACGCGGAAAACATCTTCAAGCAATAGGATGTCGCCCTTGAGCAAAGTCCCTGCACCTGTGTCAACGGTCAGCGTTTTCCCTGTGAGAGTACCGCCGTTAATTAAATAATCTCCAGTTCCATCATCAGTCCCACTCTGGTGGTTGGGAAGCATGGTGTTGCAGAATACGTCTTGAAAGCCAACAAAGTTGTTAGCGATCCGGCCTTCTCGGTAGTGCTTGTCCAAATTGGACGAGGCCGAGAACAGGCCCGACAGAGCGTCGATCAAAGCAACTTCAGAACGCGGTCGCAAGAGCAAGCAACGATCTTGATATGGTGCGAGATTTTCTGTCAACCGACTACCCATGTCGAGGATGTCCCTCAAGGCTGGATCTTCGCTGACATCAGACACTTCGTCATAAACATCTTTGTACATTGACAATGCATCGCTCTCCACAACAGCCGCCAGTGCGGACATCGCGGGTTCGATGTAATTCTCCGAGAACAATGAAATGTCCTGAGTCAGTTCCTGAGAACTGAAGTTCATGTCCACGCCCTTCTGTGTCGATGTAGACATGGTGACCGATTGAGTTTCAACGTCCTCGACATTCAAGGTCTTCCCGCTACGAACTGTAAACTCGTTAGGAAGTTTGATGCGAATATCTGAGCCGCCTTTGGCCCCACCAGTTTTGTAACTATCATCATACTGGCGGTTGCAATTGCCAATAAAATTGAGCTTCTGATGAAGTACCATCTGCGCTCTGTTGGTCACCTGATCTACGGTGAGATTGGTATTAGCCATGTGATGGGCCTCCTAGCCCCTAGCGTTTTCCGTATTTTTTTGCGTACCACACTGCGTATTCCCCTTGGCTCATTTTGCCGGGATCTTTCCTAGCTCCAGAACCTTTGCCCTTTTTCTTCGGTGCAACAGGGATCACGGGTGTGACTTTTTTGTTTGTTGTTTTGCGAATACCCGTCTTGGCTTTTGACTGCGCCTTGTCCCACATCATTGCCTTGTATGTAGTCTCTGCCGCAAATGGATTCAAGGGCCACGTTGCTGCATGGGCCTCTGGAACTCCTTTACTGACAGCGTATGCGACCACGTCCTTGGCGACACTCTTTGAGAAGTTTGGAATCCTTTTATCCATCATTGCCGACCCTTCGACGTAACGCCTTACATTCTCCTGACGTTGCACCTCGTTGGCTTGATGTCCTAGTTGATTCACATTATTGAGGTGGTTGTTAAACTGTCTCGTTTTTTGGGCAATTGCATTTTGAATCCTTTGCGCTTCAATATGATCACGATTGTCATCTGATCGGAGATAAGGATCTAAATCAATTTTCTCCAGTTCTGCGATTTCAGTTTTTAGGCTTAAACCTTGCGCGTACTCGTTAAGAGTTTGGTTGTTCATCGACTCTAGTTTTGAAACGGACTCGACACGATTCTCCATGACTTTGTGCGCTTCGGATAGAGCGGTGAATTTTTTAGTGTAAGATGTCTGCAATCCGTTGCCGTAGTTTTGCAATGCTTCTGCGGCTTCTTTAGACGTACCCTTTTTTGGGGCGTTGTATTTGTTTCCGCCGAAATCGAATTGGTATTCATCCTCGTCGGACTCGCCTTCAACATCGTCATCATCACCATCTGTAAAATCCCCGTCCGCGTCTTCGTCTCCTTCGTCATCCGAAGTGTCAGCGTCAGTGTCTGGATCTCCTACCTCTAGCGTTGGATCAACTTCGTCTTCTACTGGATCGGTTACGATCTCTTTTGGAGCAGTTCCATCTTCCGTCGCGGGACGGTCGTTGGCGATTGCTTCCGGTTCTGTTTCTACTTTCATGCTGATGCTCCTTGGACAAATTGTGTTCCAGCCCCTGCACCACTGCCGCCCGGTGTTGGTACGTTACCCGGCGGAGAAGTGACTGCGGCTGGCGATACAATATTTTGCTGACCCGGTGGCATAGGTGGATTCCCAGCCGCCGCGCCTGCGGTCATGTTAGCCATTCCCGGTATTTGTGTTGCCGCGAATGCTTTCAATCTTTCGGCGACTTCTTCCGCCCCTTCAAAGTCCATGTGTTCAAGTAAGATGTCACCCAATAACATGGCAGAGCCCGGAACCTGTCGCATGATTTCGATAAGAGTTTCTCTCGTCTCTTCTCTTTTGGAGGCATAGGATGGGCCTGCCTTTACTGTCACGTCGTATTTGCCTAAGTTCAGGTCGTACAATCTATTTGGGGGATTCTCTTTATCAAAAATTAGGTTTCCAAGTTCATCTGCCTCTAAGCCTGCTGTGTCATATTGCCCCGGCATGTCGGGAAGACTTTGGCCTTCACCCTCCATCATCAGATGGGCGACAGATTCCTTTGCGTCCTCACCAACAATTCTAACAACCTGATGCGCTGAGTAGACATGGGGAATAACCTCCAACAAGATCTTGCCGAGGTATGTGATTGACCGAGAAAGATTATCGACGAAGTGGTAGTTGCTGACATCGGACTCGCGTTGTCTTGCTAAAATGGCGCGACCACTCGTCTCGTTAGATTTTGCTCCTAATGCGGAATCAAAAATTCCAATGATCGCTTTCATGTCATCGGATGCGTGTAGAGAATTTTGCAGTGCGCCCTGACTGACCATCGGCGGTTGCGCTCTCTGCGGGGCTTTGTAGCCCTTCTTGTATGTCAGGTAAGGAATGGATCTCTTATTAGCATCCTCCCAGTTCCTCTCGTCGTCAGCGGGTATCGCGCCCTCTTCCATGACCCACGGGTTCTTCGGTTGCATGGCGACGATCTCTGTCTCCGCGCTCCTCCAGAAGTTGTACATGATCTGCGAGTCGGTAGCATCTGCGATCATTGACCGGAACCAACGAAAGCCGCGTGTCACAACCTCTTCACCCCAGACTGGAATGATCGGGATATTAATACCGGGCCAGTCGGACTGATCAATGATTTCTTTTCCTGTGATGATTCGTTTGACGACTTTCGTGCCTGCGACTTCTCTGGTCTTCAACACCTTCAGGCCACGGAGTTCAAAGAAGTAAGCAATGAGATCTTCGTCGCTAATGTTTTCAGGGATCTCAGCCCCCATTGACTCGCCCCATTGTCGCGCCAGACCGGGCAGCGCATCTTTGCGAATAGCTTTGGTGTCGATCACTTCACCGTCAGGTCGTTGGTAGCCGAACCCTTGAATCAACCAGAGTTCGTGCTTCTCTTCTTCCTTGGCAAAATATTCTGCGACTCTCACGCCATGCTCTGCGCTTTTCCAAGTATTATAAATATCTTCTTGAGCCCCCTCTGCGAAGTCAATCGGTTCTGCGTCTGGGTACTCCTGCTTGAACTCGGCTTCGCTGATCAACGAAGAAACGAATCCATATTTCCAGTCCTCTGCGTCGAAGGATTCGGTCGTCACATCCCAGTGGACGGTCAGTGGATCCATGATCCGCTTGACTCTCACTTCCATGTCGAATGTTTGCTCGTGTCCGTATTCTATATCGACCCGCATGAACCCGAACCCGCCACTGACTGAACAGTCGATGCCTGTGTCAAATGCTTGGTCGGCGTTGGAGTTTCTTAGGATTGCACGGACGATCCCGTTCAGCACCCTCGCCGTTTCTGGATCTGCTCCGCTGTCGATTGGGTTGATGATGATGCCGGGTTTGTTCTGGCGTGACTCGTTTACTACCTGTCGAATAAATGATGGGAGCTTGTTAATAGTGAGGCACGGTCGGCCTTCTTCTTTGCGTTGGTTCCTCGTGGCCCCATCCCACTGGTCGCCCATCCTTCCGAACTCAATATCTTTCTCATACTGCTGGCGATTATAATCAGAGTTATCGTCGGAGTCTTTAAATCTTTCGAGGGCGAGATCTAGGTCGCTGTCACCAGAGTTGTATCCAGCTTCCTCGGTGTCTCTCTTTTTGCCCCTTGGCCTGTCGTTGGCTTGCGAGTCTTCCGCCATGCTTTAGCTCCGAATAAAAAAGGCCACTTTAGCAAGAACGGAGCAGGCTCATGATTAGCCTTCATATTCTTACCGCAGTGACCTTCGATGATTTCGATTTGGTCTATTAAGTTTTAGCGTCTATCTTTTACCGCATTTTCAAAGTGTGGTTCTTCTCTGAACTGTTGCGTCATTTGGAGCGTTACTTCCCCGGTAGTTCCCGGTTGTTTGTGTACTACTATCTGGCTCACTTGATCCCCATCCAGCCAGAGCCTAATGTGTTCTATTGCAGTGTCTACTTTCATTTTTCCCTCGTCAAGTAAATTTCGATGGCAAACTGTGCCACCATCACAATGAGATAAGTCCAGACTTTATTTTTCTCCATCTTGCTTCGTAGGCTGTGGGGAATAAAATCCGCTATTCATGCTGATCCTGTGCGAGGGATTGAAACTGCCATGCCCCGCTAATGACATTATTTTATCGTACTTTATCATCTCAAGCGAATACTTGTGGTGGCCTTCCTGATCGGTGATGTACCCGTTATCGACTGCGCCCACGTACTGGGCTTTCACCATCTCATGGACATAATACCGGGCTACTTCCTTCACCAACATTATTTCTTTTTTTAGCTGGCCCAGCAGTTCACGCTTATCCCGAACCATTTTTTGTGCCTGTTCACTCTCCATCGGTTTCTCCTTTTGAGGTTTGCCCTGTTTATTTTTTTTTACATGCGTACATGTCTCTCTCGCATTGCTTTTCTCGTCAATACCTCGGTTCGACCAAGCGCAAAGCCTGTCTCCTCGGTGTCAAGGTTTTTTTTTATCTGCATCCTAGATCCTCAAGTGGCTAAATCCCGCGTCTTTGCTGGTCGAATCGCCTGTTCCGAAAAACCCATTTGCTATAATGGTTAAGTAATAAAGAATTATTCATTTAACTAAAGGAACAATTTATGAAAACAAACCCGATCAGATATTGGAGCCCCAAGTATCACAACTGGCGCATCGGATGGATCAGCATCCGAGGCCCGAAGTGGGTTCACATTGAAACGGTGACAGCAACTGGACGAGGCAAGTGCAAAATCCCTGCGTCCGCAAACTGGATGATCCAATACCCTCAATAAAAAAGGAGCTAATCATGAAAGTCACAGTCACAGATTTTGAACACGGTGTCATCGGTCATACCTTTTCGTACTACGGGACTATCGGCAAATGCCCCAAGTGCAAGCGTATCGGCGCAGTCACCCGGTGGACTAAGAAGCAGAAGACTAAAAAGAACTACCCCGAAAAAGGCAAGGGGAGAACTTTCCATAAGTACGAGACTGATGGACTCTTAGGAATCCCGATCGACTACTGCGAATTCTAACC